GAAATAGACGGAGAGAAAGTCCACTTCATATCGGAGTCAAGTCCATTTTTACTTGGAAAATTATGCGATTAGATGAATGGAAAAATAGCGAGTGCGAAAACGGCTGGTATCATAGGTTTGAAATTACAGGTCAAGACAGCGATTATGTGCAAGAAACTTGTGAATTGTGTGGTAAACAAGCATACTTCAAGTTAATAAACGGCACGACAGAAAATAATATATACCTTGCCCACCACATACGAAACGCTTTATTTCCACTTAATACCCTCTTTTATCGGGAGTTCCCTAATTTTAGAAAACAATGATTACATCAACAAAAACAAACATCTTAAATAACGCTTCGTGGGGTATTGGGACTGGAATCCATATATGCAGACTTGCAGTTGAGGGAACTTTGGGCGGTAGAGGACGCAATGCAATTATTAAAAGGGAGTTTTATCCTTTTTACGAGCAGACAAAAGACGCCTATTCAATTATTCAGTCCATTAAATGTGAAGACCCACTAGAAAGTCTAGCTGTAGATATGATGAAAGACGCTACCGATTCTATGAATAAGCGTAGTAAAGATGGTAGAACAACTATGTGTATTTTAACTGACGAGATACTCCAAGGCGTACAAAACTGCCAAGATAAAAACATAGACTGGGAAAAAGAACTAACTGAACTCTGGCCTTTCATAGAGCAAAAGATAGATGAACAGACCAGACCAATTACAGTAGACGAAGTGGAAGCGGTAGCTAGAACGGCTAGTGATAGTGTCCGACTAGGTAAACTAATAGGCGATGTCTACAAGAAACAAGGGGCAGAATGTATAATCAACCACATTGAAAGTTCTGGCACATTTGATGACGAAGTGATTTACACCAACGGAGTTCACTTTACTAACACAGGATTTGTTGCCCCAGCGTTTGTCCACGATGAGCAAGCAGTAAAAGAAGGCAGACGAGAAGTCAAAGCAATTTATGAAAAGCCAGTTATTTTGGTCACTAAAAATAAACTATCAAATGAATCTGAACTTGCTCCACTTTTAACTAAACTAATGGCAGGGGATAGAAAGAATTTAGTTATTTTTACAAGTGATATGGATAATGCAATGGTTAGAGATTTAATCAATACTCATACTGCAAATAATAATAAAGAATCTCAATATTACGGAAAACTATTAAATATCTGCGTAATCAAAGCTCCGATAATCTTTAAAGATATGGTATTTGAAGATTTTGCCAAAGCTACAGGTGCAACGATAATTGAAGACGCTACAGGTAAAACATTTAAGAATTTAACCTTTGAAGACTTAGGAACTTGTGATAGAATAGAGATAGAAAAGGAAGAAATCGTGCTTAATCCAAGCGTAGATTTAACGGAACACATAGCTGATTTGAAAGCAAAAGGAGATGAAGATAGTTTAAGACGAGTATTTTGGCTCACAAGTAAAACTGCTAAACTTAAACTTGGTGCTGTGAATGAAGGGGAATTGAGTCTTATGCGTTTAAAGTGCCTTGATGGTATTCATTCTGCTCAATTATCTTTGCAGTATGGTGGCGTAGTTGGAGGCGGAAAATGTTTATTGAATATAGCCGATTCTATTACTGCCACTGATGATATTCCTAATTTATTAAGAGAAGTATTAAAATCTCCTATGATTCAAATAATGAAAAATGCTGGTAAAAATACAGATGAAAAAGGAACTTTATTTTTCGGCTTTGATACTCTAAATAAAGATTACGGATATAATGCAAAAACTAGAAAGATTGAAGATTTGTGGAAAAGTGGCATAATAGATGCAAGTGTTGTAGTAAAAAATGCTTTCAAGAATGGGTTGCACATAGCATTACGAGCCATAACCACCAACACTTTCATAGATTTACCAAAACGCACTCAAGAAGATTTACAGTTGGAGATTTTAGGAAGACAAATGAGAAACTTTTAATTATATGAACTGTCAACAATGTAAAAAAGAATTAAAACAATCAAGGGGACAAATAGTTTTTTGGCATAAGGAATGTAGAACGAAGGGTCGTGAAAAATATCGTAGACATTTAAAAAATATGAAATGATATACTCAAAATGCGAACAATGCCACAAGTTAAGTTTCTATCCTAGAAAAAGGACACTACACTTTCCTTTCATCCCAGAAATTAAAACAATTCATAGTAAGTTAAAGATATGTCGTTCTTGTGCAAATAAGGTTGAGTTTGCAATAAGAAAGACACACAAACAATTAAAACCTCCGATACTATTCGTAATTAAGTTCTATACATTTAAAACAATATGGAAACTAAAACAACTCTTTCACAGCTAATAGAATCTTGTGGTGAGGATTTTTTGTCTTTGGAAAAAGGCTTATATGGATTTAATAATATGTATAAATGGGAGGCAACTAAAAAAACTTGGTGTTGTGATGAACACGGGGAAAGCAGAAAATATGGATATGGTATAATACCAGAAGAAGCATTAAAAGATTTATTAAAAAAATGACAACAGATAATAAAGAAAATTGTTTAGGATGTCAAAACATAGAAGAATCCAATTTTCCATTTATTTCAAGGAATATGATTGACCAAGAACATTGTGGAATAAATGGAGCAGAATACTTATTTATTAACTTTTGCCCTGTATGTGGCAAAGAATTAGAATAAAATGACAACACTAGAACAAAAAAAGAAAAACGACCTCGCTATTTTACGCATACTTAAATGTAAAGAAATCAGATACCACTTAGGAACAACCGACCGAAACGCTAGTTTAGATTTACAATTCTTAAAAGATACAGAGAGTTATCAATTCTTCACCGATGCTAGTCCAGTAAGTGAAGAAGAGAACAAGGCTTTACTAAAGATATATGGTTTAGTTTAACATGGAAGAAGAAACCGTAGAAAACGGAATTAAACGGAAAGAAGATGGCACATTTGATGTTGGTACTGCTCCTGGTCCTGGAAGAAAACCAGATACTGAAGAAACCAAGATAATAAAGAAAGCCACTAAAGAACTTGTTGCAGAATACAAAGAAGCATTAGGAGAATCTTTACCTTTAATTAGACCAATCCTTATAGCAAAAGCCCTAGAAGGTGATATGACCGCTATTAAAGAAATACACGACAGGGTAATGGATAAGGCTAAACAATCAACAGAAGAGACAAGTAATATAAATGTCCTAATGCCTATTCTAGTAAAATTTTTAAATGAAAAACCCAACGGAAGTGATAATGGAAATCCCCAGTGAATATCGTAGATTATTTAACAGTGATTGGCGTGAAGCAGCAGTTTATGGTGGAAGATACTCACTTAAATCTCACACAGTAGCGAGAGTTCTTTTAATTAGAGCCAGACAAAATAAAATAAGAGTAGGTTGTTTTCGTGAATTTCAAAACTCTATTGCAGAAAGTTCTCACCAATTACTTTGTGATTTAATTAAAGAATATCAACTCAATGACTTTGTTGTCACTGATAAAACAATCACTAACAGAGTTACAGGTTCTGATTTTATATTTAAAGGATTATGGAATAACGAGCAATCAATCAAATCTATTGAAGGTATTGATATAGCTTGGGTAGAAGAAGCACAGACTATCACTAAAACAAGTCTTGAAGTCTTGACTCCAACAGTACGTAAAGAAGGTTCACAGATTATATATACTTACAACAGACTAACTGTTAGCGACCCAGTGCATACTAGATTGGTTGAAGAAGGACGACCAAACACTTTAGTAATCAATGTAAACTACGACATAGCAGAGAAATACGGATTTCTCCCTGATGTTATAAAAAAGGAAATTGAAGACGATAGGTTAAGGCGACCTATTCTCTATAAGCAGAAGTGGTTAGGCGAACCATATGTAAGTCCTAATGATTTGCTTTCGCTTCTAACTCTTTCAAAGTGTTTATCGCCTAATGTTAATTTGCAAGAAGGACGAGTGATTATTGGAGTAGATACAGGACACGATATTTATTACACGTTAATGAATAAACAAGGCGTGTTCTATTATGGTTATTGCCAAAGTCCTCAAGAAGTAAATCAAGCTGGCTATGACCCTTATGATGAGATAGATAAGTTAATGTTTCAACATAAGAATTGGGTGTTGGTAGCTGACCAAGGTGGCGACTTAATAGGAATTAGAAAACTACAAGCCAAATATCCAGGCAGAGTATTCCTCGTATGGTTTGTCAAAGAAACAAAGAACAAAGAGCTTATTCGTTGGGGCGAGAACGAAGAGCAAGGCAAGGTTTTAGTAGATAGAAATAGGCAGATACAATTAGTGGTAGACCAAATCAACGAGCAAAGAATAACATTCAACGGAAGCAAAGAAGATTGGCAACAATTCTTTGAACACTGCTTAAATGTGTATCGTATCAAGGAAATAACAGGCGAAGAGAATGACCCGCAATACGGTTGGAAATGGGTCTGGCGGAGAAAAGGACCCGACCACTGGTTTATGAGTATGATTTATGCCTTAGTTGGAATT